CTTTGATTTCTTGTGGCCCGCTGCCCGTCATGTACGGATAGCTAGGCGGTAAAAACTCTCCAAATACTTTTGCTAATAAGTTGAATTCTAATTTTTGTGAATAATGCAAACGCTTATGGATTGCTGACATCACTTTAGTTCCGCGCTCTAGTAACGCAACTGTCGTGCCTACAGGCATCGCTTGATTGACATCTCCCACGTTTGTATCAGCGATAGATGCAAATCTTTTGCCGGCATCAACCATCAAGCCGAGTAAATTCATCAATACGTTTGATGGTTCCTTGATAGGCAAGGGTATTAAGTTTTCTCTCAGAGATGCACCTGTCGTGTCTATGTCTCTAAACTCACCAGGCTGCAGAGGATCATCTTCGTCTCTGATTCTCATGCCGCGTGCTTTGAATCCGGCAGGCAAGTTGGCTAGGGTGCCGGCATCGATGAGCTGTCTCAAAATACTGGTGCTTGCTTTTGCTAATCCACCTATCATATGAGATAGACCTAACCCATAAAAACCTAACCCAGGTAAAAACTTATACTGAACAAAATAGTTAATCTTTTGTTTGAGTAAATCGTTTTCTGCATAGTTTCTACGAATAGATAAAACTTTTTGTGATGGCTCATCTATGGTGATGATGTAAGGAAGTTTCAGTCCCGTGTTTTCTCCTCCTGCATCAACATCTTCAAAACCTGGTAAATCTAATATCGTGTGTACTTCATAGACCGTATGATCTCTATCTTCTTTGTAAGATGGATGCATACCCTCAATGTCGTCAATTTCTTCTTCTATCTCATCGCGAGTGTAAGACATGTTGCCGCCTTTCAACTCGATATCCGCATAGAAGCCTGCAAGTTGTTGTTTTCTAATCTCATTTTTTGACATCGAGAGAACATGAGTAACACGTTCAGCAGTAAAAATATCTGTTGCCTCGTAAGGAACTATTAAATCTTGCGGCTCAATAAATTTAGACATAGCCTTATTTAACGCAGTGTCAAAGTAGACTTTTTTAAATGCTGATCCGGCTAACGGTAGATAAAACAACAACATATCTAACTCTGGATCATATTCCTCCATGACATTCATAATGTAAAAGTTCATAAACTCTTGAACACGATCTGCTTGCGCTTCTGTGTCTGGCGTGCGCGCACCCACTATTTCTGTCTTTACTGGCCCTTTCGGTGGTAATAATTCTTTGTACGCTTGTGCTTGAAATTGTGTAACAGCCTCTGCAAGTATAGGGTGTATTACACCTGTTGATCCTTGAAATGGGCTTGAGCGTGTTTCATCAAACTTCATGCCTAAATATTTTAATCCATCTGTGTAAGTTTTTTCCCACTCGGATCTAGACTCTTTATCCGCTTTGATAGCGCTCAACACATCAGATGCTAAGGCAGAGAGTTCACCATCATCGACTTGATCAACTAAGTTTGCATCAAAACTAATGTCTGGTGTTGATGCCTCGTCTGCTTCATCATCAATTAAGATGCTTTCTTCCATAACCAATATTTCTGCCGCATCTCGTATTTGATCCGCACGACTTGGCTCAGGTATTACTTCTACCTCTGAGCCCATTGGCATAACGTCAGGATTGTCTGCCGTTCCTAATTTTTGTTCTTTTCTCTCTATGACCATCAGTAGTACACCATCCTATTCCGTTGCAGCGGTTTTATCTCGGTGACGTAATCATTATCCAAAGATAAAAAACCACCCTGTCTAAATCGCATCAATGCCATCGTTGAACTATCGCAATAGTCATCGTGATCTCCGTACGGAAATGATGCCATCTCCTCGACTACCTCATCAGCAAAATCCTCATCTGGACACCATACCATACCGCTCTCAAAAATGGGAGCCACAGAGTTCATGCGAGCAATTTTATCTTGTCCCCTCGATGGCGTATAAGCAGTGACAGGGATGCCCATACGTCTTAATTCTTGCGTTAGAGGGGTGCCTGATGCCTTTGCTTCGATTAAGATACAATCTGGCTCCCAATATTTGTATTCTTCCCATGCTAGTTTTTTTAGCTCAGGAAAGTCAAGACGCACACGCTTCGCATCTAGCAATATTATTTGCTCTTGATCTAAATACTCAAACACAGCCCATGTTGTAATAGCGCTATAGTCCGCCGTTTCTTTTTTAGAAAATGCAGTATCGTAAGATTGTATGACGTAGGAATAAGCAGGCACATCCGTTTCCCATCGCCTCCACCATTCTCTTTTAACAATTGAGCCTTCTTCTGCTGTAGGATTTTGCATCCATTGAGCGTTCCATTTTGATACAGGTAAGGATGCTTTTACAGATAGCAGTTCTTCTTTCTTCCAAAACTCAGGCCATAGAGGTGTATCTGATTCTGGCATAATCGCAGGAAACTCTATCACCTCCCATTGATCTGCGTAATCATCCCCTTGTTTTTTCAGAACTTTTCCAACGAGATCTTTTGTGCTCCAACGAGTCATTACGATAACGATGATGCCACCAGGCTGCAATCGCTGTCGCGGGCCAGAGGTGTACCACTCATATACTCCGTCCATTGCTGTTGGACTCAGGGCATCTTGTTCAGATACTGGATCGTCGATGATGAGTAAGTCTGCTCCTCGACCAGTAATGGCTCCTCCGACACCCGCGTAAAATGATTCACCGCCCTGATTGGTTGTCCACCGTCCGGCGGATTTGTTATCAGCCTCAAGGCTAAGATTAGGAAAAACATTCTGATAATCATCGCTGTCGATAATATTCCTTACACGTCTACCAAACCGAACCGCTAATTCTGCGGTGTGTGTGGTTTGTATAATTTTAAGATTACCGCGTAGACCCATCATCCACGCAGGAAAAAACGTAGATGCAAACTCTGACTTAGTGTGTCGGGGCGGCAAACAAACGATCAAACGCTTTAACTTGCCTTGCGCTATTTTGTTAAATTTTTCACCAATAATTTTGTGATGTCGGCCTTCAATAAAATCAGGCCACTGTGATTTTACAAACTTAATAAAATCTTTTTGACACTCTTCTTGTTTCTCAATCTGATCATACTTTGCAAGCAACGCTACCGCTTCTTGTTGCTCTTGTTGTGATAGAATCTCAAAATCTTTTAGATCTGCACCTAACATAATTATACAATAAATTCAGGAGGATATTCGCCAGTTCTAATCATTTGACACAATCTTTTTGCTCTATTGCCTACTTGCTTGGCCCATCGGCTATCATAGAACTCTTCTGATGCAGTGCGGTAGTTATCTTCTGACATAGCGCGTAAAGCGTTCTTAAAACCTCGCAAGCGAGAAGCGCCTAAATTAAAAGAAATGTCAATTAAGGCGTTTTGTCTTACCTCATCAAGCGTATCGAACCAATCATATTCTTTTGACAACTCCTCTGTGACACGCTTGATATCGTTATCTAATAGATAGTCTATTTCATCGTCTGACAAGCCTAACCCAGATTGTGAGACGTTGCGCCCCACGCCTAGCGTTTCATATCCTGCCGAGCACAGATAGACGTGTCTCTTCACGCCTTCATGCAGTTTTAACATACGCTTTAAAATCATTACTGCTCTCTACTAACTTTTCTAACCTTTTCAACGGTTCTAAGTGTTCCGAGGCCTAACATGCCCATCAAAACAGGCATCATTTGAGACGTATCAATCATCGGTATTTGTACTTCAATGGTAGCTAACGCGAGTGCGAAATTTGCCATCGGTATCAATATAAAGTTAGATGCAAAGCCAAGCGCACAAATCCAACCAACCGCCGGCCTCCACCCCGCGACAAACATACTACTACTTGCGGCCTCCATCTTGTTAACTTCAATTTGACCTTTTGCAAGCTCCTGAGCATGGCGTTCTGCCATTGTGCTTATTTCATGCGCTAACGCGGCCTTTTGATCTTTATCTTCAATAAATTTATCTAACAGTTGTGTGGCAGGGCCAATTAAATTTGCTAGCATGATATCTCCTATTTTTTCGCCATATACGCCGTAGCGCCAAAGTAGAGGCCAACAACTGAGGCCTGTGAAAGAAACAGCATGTCTGATAGACTTGCCAAAGTTTCAAGCCGTGTTTCAGGAACAAACGGAAACAACGGCAAGACTGCATAAATACACATAGACACCATAGCAACCCACGCCATTCTTCTTTGTGTGTCTGCTTTTTCTTCTGCTAATTCTTGTTTAAGTATTTCATTGTGTCTGGAGATTTCTTCATCAGTCACAGTGCCATCACCATCGAAATCGTATTCTGCGTATTTTGATTTAGGTTCTAATTTTTTGGGAGTCATAATTACTTTTCTTCTGTCGGGTTCATTGGCACATTAGTGTCGGGGTCTCCGCCAAAAAAATATATGTATGCAAACAGGCCACCCCAGAAAAGAAACAACACGATTATCATCCACCACCGTGCGCCCTCTCCGTTATAGTCTTCAAGAAAACCCATTAGTCACATCCATTTTGCTAATGCAATTGCGGCTAAGATAAAGGGATAAACACCCACTATCATCATCATCAACCCATCAAATTTTTTACTCCCCGCGTCTAATCTTTTTTCTATATTCTCATAGCGTAAGGCGCACTCCTTTTCATGCGCCTCTAATCTAGCTAAACTTTCTTTAACGGTTGCCACTAATGCGTTTCCTTTTCTTCCTCCTCAGCTTCTAACTGCTGTGTCAGCATATTATTAAATGCTGTGCTTGCCACTTGCAGTTGTTCCAGTTGAAACTGAGTTTGCCCAATCTTTCGGTTGATGTCCAAGATATGATTCACCATTGTTTTTTGTGAATCATTTAGCTCTTCAACTAAATACTCTTTTTCATTAACCGTGATAGTTGGTTTTTTTTCTTCTTCTGCCATTTTTCTTCTCCGTAAGTTATAAATGTTTACATTATTTTATAATGATTTACAACTTATCGCAAACCTATTAAGGCCCGTCTTCATCCTCAACAACAGGTTTTGGCACGACATTTAGCCTTGTAACCGTAACATCTGCATCCACCCATTCTGGTCTACAAAATATTTTATCTTTTTCCAATCCTTGAAAATATTTTTTTTCACGAACCATCTCTTGAACTACCCAGCGACAATGATCTGGATTAA